TTAAAAACGGGAGATATTTTACTACTGGACATATCCTGCTACCATAAGCTGGAAAACACAAAAAAAACAGAAGACCCTTTTATTTTTATTACCTTAGATATTGATTTTATTCCAAGAGGCAAGGAAGCAGTCAAGGTTGTCAATTATTTTGTTCACGATTTTTTTGTAATCAATGAGGAGTAAAACAATGGGAGAAGAAATTGAAGAATGTATGTCTCCAAGCCAGCATCATTTTTGGCTTTGCTGGTATCAATTATCTCTTTTAGAGAAAAAAATCTGTTTTTATTTTCTTTGTGGGTTTGATAACAAAGAAATTGCTAAAAAACTTTTACTAAAAACTGAAATAGTAAATGATTATACGACGGCAATTTTAAAAAAATTTAATATTTCGACTCAACCTAAGTTTATGTTCTTTTTCTATCAGCATACGGGATGGGATATAGCCAAAGATATGATTGACGATGACGAAGAAGAACAATGCGCTTTATGGGGTGTTCAGAAATGTCTAATTTCGCCTGGAATATGGAAAAATATGTAGTTTACCTCCTTTAAGGCAATATCTAACCAGTTCCTACTAAAACAGAAAGACTAATTAATTTTCACATTGTCAAAACAGGGTTCTGTTTTAGACCCACCCTTGTTGATACTCATTAACATTTACAATAGTTTTCTACTAAGGTTAAAGTCTAAAAGTTTTTTCTAAAACCCCTTGACAGACCCTGGATAACCCTGATATACTGGATTCAACCATTTCAAACAAAACCTATGACTCAATTAACCCCATCAGTCCTAACATTAACCGATGACCAAGTTATGGCCACAAATGAACTAGAAACCTGGTGGAGAATGGGGTTACGAGAGCATCTGCTAATCGGTGCGGCGGGTACTGGAAAATCCACGCTTATAGCGCACTGGATTTCATTACACCCTGAAATCAAGGTGGTGATGCTCGCCCCTACAAACAAAGCGGCCAAAGTATTGAAAGAAAAATTAACCTTTCAGGCGGATGTGTCAACTATCCATGCCATTCTAGGGCTGGTAGTTCAAGAAACTGGGGGAAACTACAAGGTAAAAGGTTCCAGAGTCATCAGAGACTCGGAAAGCCAAATACTGGATACTGGGTCTACAAAAATGGATAACACCTACGACTTAATAATTGTAGACGAAGTGTCTGTTATAGATTTGGAAGTCGAAACAAAAATCCGACAAAAGGCAACAGAAATAAAATCGAAAATCCTATGGGTGGGAGATGAGTGTCAACTTCCCCCGCCAGGTAAAAAACCAAGCTCAGTGTTCAGGATTAAAAGTTCCTCAATCCTAGAACAGGTGGTGAGATTTGATGCTGGGGCTTTAAAGGTAGCCGACTACCTTAGAAAGTTAATCAAAGTCCAAACCCCTGAAAAACCACCATTGGAGCAGATTCTGCGTGGACAGGGGGAACTTGAAGAAAAGTATCACAATGTCTTTCTTCTATCGGAAGGAGATTGGTTCGGAAAAATCAGAGAATATGCGTTAGCTCAAAAGGAATATAAGGTTCTAGCACACAGAAACGAAAAAGTCTGTAGCTATAATAACCTAATCCGAGCTTTACGGGGAATCGATGACAAACCATTTTCAAGTGGGGAGCAGTTATTATCACTAAAAAGAAATCTCTACCAAAAGTTTGAAAACGGTCAAGTGAGAAGAATATCCTTTACCAATGGGGAAGAAGTGGAAGTCGTATTCAGTCAAAAAACTGTAAAACGCTTTTGCGACCCCCTACCTGAAAAAGGCTTGGACATATTCGATGCAAAAGAAGTGGTGGATTTCACTTTAAACTTCCAGCAATGGAAAAACTATCCTGTTGAAGTCTGGGATACCGAAGTGCGGTCATTAGACAGACCTGCGGCATGGAGATTGATTTTTGTTGACCCATCAAAACATGAACAAATGGTGGACACTTTAAATCGTTCAAAAAGTATTCAGGAAGACATACAGTTTGTAACGAACGTGCTTTACCGGGTACAAGAAATGATTACTGGAAAATCAGGATATGACCGAAATATGGACACAGAGAAATCAGCTTCAGAAATTCTGAAATACATAGGGACAGGGACACAGTACAAAGAGGAAGTAATTGCAATTGGAAATGTTTTGCAAAAAAATTGTAAAGCACTATACGGTGCTTATAAAGAATGGCAAAACCTATGTTTCCTGACCTACCACTGGAGTTATAACAATGCGATTACCGTGTATAAATCGCAAGGCTCTGGATGGGACACAGTGTTCGTAGATGGAGAGGACATTTATTCAGCCCCAAACTGGAAGAAACTGCTTTATGTGGCAGTGACACGAGCTAAAAAACAAGTGTTCATTAAGGAGTAAGAAAAAAATGAAGAAAAGGAAGACTAAAAATAAGGGTTTAACATGGGATAAAGTGTCCAAACCCCCGACCTTGGAGGAGATTCTACAAACTCTATGGGAAATGGGACATGAACCCTATAAAGTAAGAAACAAATCTTCATCAAAAAATAAAGGAGAGAATTAAGGATGAGAAAACTAAAACTTGTAACCCCCGTGAGAGTTAGTGAAAATCCTATAGCCCAACAGTACATCGTAATCTCAGGGCTAAGGGGTTCAGGAAAAAGCACTTTGGTAGAAAGCTTAAAAACCCCCTTGAACGCACTAGGAATGTGGCAAAGAATGACCCAAATAGTGCCAGAGTTGTGGGAGAATAACCCTTATATACCTCTTAACCCAGAGCCAAAGTCGAAAGAGGCAATACATTTAACCGAGTTACAACTCCAAAACGCTAAAACACAGCTAATGGTAGGACGATTCTGGTGGGAAAAGGGGTTCAACGTAATCCAAGACACCACTTTTGAAGACATTAAATCCATCTACGCCTCGGACTACTACTTAGGGGAAAAAAGAATATTTGTGGTATCCAGCGCACTTCAGGGGCATAACCCGCACGATTACCCTAAAGAAACTTTAAGGGTATTTTTAAACCCCCCGTTTGAGTTTTTGGTATCCCGAATACAGGGAAGAAGTCGGGGGTACGAGGAGCTAACCCCTATGTTCAAAGAAGCACTAATAGCGGAATACGAAGAATACCAAAAGCTAGTAAGCTATCGTATGTGCTATGACCATAATTCAGGAAAAGTGCTAGAAATAGTTAATCTCCAGTTAGAACCGATGGAAATAGTGGACAGGATAGTGAAAACCATACAAAGATAGGTGAAAACACCTATTGACAGAAAGTGAAAAATTAGATAATATAGAGTTGTAAAGAAAAACAACTCTATATTATTATGGAACCAGTATTTGACAAAGAGACAGAAAGAATCGTAATTCTAACAGAGATGCTAATAAAAGAAAAGTTTGAGACTTTCCTGAAAACACTACAAAAGGCACAAATGCCATTAGTGGGAAAAATATCACTGTATAGTGATACCATAGAAACATTAGTGGGGCTAGGTTATGAAGCAGTTGCAGAAAGATATTTTGACTGGCGTAACCGTTGTTACCCCTTAGAGGAGACAAGAGGGTGGTATGAGGTTTTACCCTTAGAAGTCGAAGGTAATGTTTACTATGTAGGGTACAATTTTAGCTCGAATTATGAGCTATCGGCGTTCCTGTTAAAAAATTACCATGCCTACGTTCTGTGCCAAAGTTTAATATTGGGGGGAAATTACGAAGAGTATGTAAGGATGTTCAAAGTCTCTAAGGCGGATTTGCTGGATAAATGGCTACTTCACCATGGAACCTTGGCCATGTTTGACATGGAAAAAAACCTAATAGCAGGGCAGAAAAATAGAGCAGACCTACTGACGTTTATTTCTGACAATTTCGGTTCAACCATTGTAGCCCTGAGTTAGCAATAATGTACACTTTTCAAGAACAGCTTAAAAAAGGTCAAGCCGTTGAGCAACGGGTAATCCAGATGCTTGAGGAGTTAGGAAAACCTCTCAAATTGGCGGAAATGGTTGACCAAAGAAGGGGGATAGATTGTTTTGTGGGGGAATACTCCTTAGAAATAAAGAGTGACTTCAAAGCTAAACAGACCCGAAACTTTTACTTAGAGATAGAATTACCCCAAGACAAGTTGGGTTGGGTGATGAGTTGCCAAGCAGACCGGTTAGTTCTGGTTTGCGGGGACAATCTATTATTCACAACACCTGACTATCTAAGAAGTAAAATAGAACATTGGAAAAGCAGATACCCTATTAAACCCTGTCACAATGCCAACGGGTATTGGTCAAAAGGAGTCCTTGTACCCTGTAAGGAAGTAAATGGGGAAAGGCTATCCTGGGGCGAAAATAAGGTAAGATTAAGTAAGATATTTGATGTAGGGTTTAACCCAAAGTTAGCAAAATGTTATCAATATTAAAGAATCATCCACCAGTGGTCGTAGCGTATGTAGCGGGGGTAATTGAGGCAAAAGCATCGGTAGGTTTAACTGTAGAAACAGCTAGAGATATTGTCTACCCTAGTATAGAGCTTTACCATAAGAGTGCGGATTACCTGTATCTAATGCAGAGTTATATCGGAGGAACGGTAACGAAGAAAAAAAGGAGTAAACAGTTTAAGCTGTTTGTAAGGTATCAGAATGCGGCGGATGTCCTAGAAGACATAGAACCCTACTGTCTGATACTTAAACCGCTAATTGAAAAACTCTTAGAGTACCAGAATTGGGTGATTAGCAGACCCTGCCCGACTAAATATGGGGCATTTGCCAGAAAACAAACAACGGACAAATACATATTTGAGGTCATACAACTGAAAATAGAAGTAGAAACAGCAAATTCAATGAGCTTAACGGAGTCACGGTTCATTCACCCCGTCACAAAAAAAGTCTTAGGGGAGAAGTTAAGACGACTCTATGGTGGTGAACTACCAGAAGAAACTGAAACCACCCAAGATTAAAGTGAAAGTCTTTAATTACGGAAAAAATGTTAAGCACTAAAGTTCCAAGCATGGTCAACGTGCTAAAAAGTTTGGCACTGGTAGGGGCAGTAGGTCTTGTATGGGTTCTACAATCAGAAAAACTTATCACCGCCCCAAGCCCCCCCAAAGTAATAACAATTTCTAATACCGGAACCCCTTGACATCTAATCTACTCTCAGTTATACTGGGGTTAACCCAACAAAAACTGGTTAAGTGAGAACCAAGCTTAATTAATCAGGGTTAAACCCCCTTTAACTGGGGTAAAACGGGCAGTTAGCTCGTGTTAGCTTGTGGAGTGGAGTTAAGCCGTCTTACCCACTGTGAAGCAAGAAATCAATGTTAGTCAAAGTAAACATTTTTATAACGGTCTAATGCCAAGGTTAAACGAAGTAGGAATCCCACTTATCCCTGAATCCATGCGGAAGCAACTATTCGGAGGGGAACGTCAAAAGCCCTTCGCTGGTAGTGTTAAATTGGCTAAAGCTGAATTAGCCCGATTTGGACTGGATAATG